CGTTAATTCTCGTGCCTGAACAGGATATCCAGGTTTGAACAGGACCTTATAGTAGTTACTCTGGGGTTCAAAGTCGTCAAAATAAGGAGCAACGTTGAGATTAGTTTCCTGTGGCATGATTTTTTAGAACTGCAAGATGATTTTAACGTCTTCTTTCTGAGAGGCAGATCTGGTTACAGATGGCCTGTTATCAACATAAACGATGTTTCCAGAATATTTTTTAGCTTCTGGTTCAGCAAGTCCAGACTCAAATGTCTGACCAAGGTAGTATGTTCTGTTATTTATTGCTGTTGAGACACCCTGGAATGAGGTGTCAATGCCCAAACTTACACTTCCACCACTGATGGTCAGGTCACCACTGTTTGGAGTTGCAGTGAATCTGTTTTCTCTGAAACCATAGACAGGATCTGTGTTTTGGGTTCCATCAGAATTGAAACCACAGTTGGTTCTATCCTGCCAATACTTCAAAACACCCGTTGTTTGATCATAAGAAACAACTCTTCCGACCGCAGTTGACCCAACACCCACAGTTTGAGTGACATATGAGTCGGCAGTGAAGGTTGCTTCACTATATCCGGCTCCTGTAAGACGAACTGCGTAAGTTGCAGCAGCCTTATCTGTGTCCAAAATGCTTGTAGATCCTTCAGCAAGTGGATTTTCAACCAATCCGACCCTTGCAAACTGATTTCCAGTGATAAAATCAGGGTTTTCGGTGTCATTTTCGAATCTGGCATAAGTCAGAACGTTAAATGCACCCAATTCACGGTAAATATCAGCTCCGTGACCTCCATTTGGAGGAATAATGACGTTAAAAACAGGTACAGTGGTTCCAGTTGGAACTCCACCAGCCTCCAAATCTAGAGTTCCAAAGGTATATCCTGATCCACCATCAGAAATAGTGACAGAATCCACTTTTGAATCATTATCGACAACCACGGTTGCCTTTCCGCCCTCACCATCACCCAAAATTGGAACATTCAAGTAAGTAATGTTGGCAGTTCCGAGTCCAACTCCACGATTTCTAATGGTAATAATTTTTAATTGACCACTAGATTCTGCATTATTTCTTACTGCAGCTGTATCTGAGCTAGTTTCCCAGTTTGCAGGAGTTGGAATGTAGTCAGTTGAGTCAAATTTGATTGCTTGGGATGGTTTGATGGTGTAAAGATACTTCCAAATGTAACCATCACCACTTGAACCAGCAGATCTGGGTTCCAAATCTGTGAAAGTTGGTTCATCCAGAGAAGGACCACCTTGATAATTGTTTTCTGGAGTGGCATTATTAAACAAACAGATATAAACTCTGAAATCAGAGTTCATAACATAATAGTTTGCATCATAGATATCAAAAGAACCCGATGGTTCTGATGGATTAGAACGACTAATGTCGTTTCTCCACATATCATAAGTGGTTCCAGATGCCCAGGTTACCTTTCTCACAACCTGTGCAACATCACTTGTGCTGATCTTCTTCAGAGCCAGCATTGTATCCCAATAGTCATCCGACTGACTCAGATTGTCCTTTGGAGCAGGAGGATCTGTGTCCCAGTTTGATTGATAATCAGAAGCATTGGGAAGACCAATGAATGTATAATAAGAATTTGATGTTGACTGGACGCCAGCAACAAAATTCTTGGCATTCAAAATACGAAGTTGGTCAGTAATTATTGCTGCCATTGTGAGAAAGTTTTTCTTTATTTAGTGGTGTTTTTAGGTGGTTGTGTAACCGACAAATTTGAGTGGGTTAGCACGACTTACCAATGCCGAAGTCATAATTCCAGAATAACCATTATCACCATAGAAGTTGAAGGATTGTGGATTCGCTCTGTTTTCCAGAGTGATCTTGCCCCAACTAAAGTCACCCATGTAAGGAGCAGTGGTGTAACCAATGCTTCCTGAGTTGTCAACATTCACGAAGATTCTTCTCAGTGTGGTTGTAAACCCAACCAAAGAACCCTCATGGATGATTTGATCATTATTTTCAAAGGATGCAACCTGATAAACACAATCCAAAGCAGTGGTTGCAATTCCGATGTGTGAACCATCAGTTGCTTGTGAAGCAAATGTTCCACCAACTGAGAGGTTTGTGTTCAGGACAACCAGATAATCTCCGGTTGAAATGCCACTTACTGTGACTGCTGTCCCAACCATCAAGGAATCTCTCATAAAGGATCCCTGAGGAATATAAGTATCAAAGTAGAACTGACTCTGTGAACCAGAAGTTGTCGTTCCAACACCGACAATGGTGCCAAAGTCACCTTCATAACTGTAAGCCTCAGCGTCTTCATAAGTGAGGATTGGAGGTTCAATCAGAACTGCAGGTGCCTGAGATGAAATGTAACCACTTCCAGGTGCATCCACAGTGATCGAAGCAACTGTTGAACCACTCAGAACTGCTGTTCCTGTTGCTCTCGTTGTTGTTCCAAGTCCAACTGCGGTTGCGACTGTCACAATTGGTGTAGATGTATATCCAGTTCCAACATTTGTTACGGTGAAAGCAGTAATCGTTCCAGCGGTAGAAACGGTTGCTGTTGCAGCGGCCGCGACCAAATCATCTTGAGATCTAATGATCAGTTTGTTCTGATAAGTTGAGATTCCTGCACCCTCGTTATTCTGATTGAACAGAGGCCTGATGTTCTCAACATAAACAACAGTTGAACCTACACCAACAGTCTTCAGAATTGGAGTTGTTGGGAACAGGTTACCTTCATATTCATCTCTGTCCTTACCAACGGGTTTTCCATTGATAATCTTATCAGTGACTTGACGACACCAAGTAACAGGTCTCAGAAGAGTGTTATCTTGAGTAATTCCACCACCCGTATATGGGTTAGTTTCAACCAGATCACTTGCAATTACTTCAGTTACAATTCTTGGATCTTGATCTAAGGTTTCATCTTGACCTCTAGAAGGATCATTGTTAATTTTCAGATCATCGCCTTCCTTGACATTGGTAACGATTTCAGCGTCAACAACATCAACAAACTCAGTTCCTTTATAGAAAAGAATATCAGAAGAATCACCCAATTGGGGTGCTTCAGAGAAGGTAATTTGACTTCCACCCTCAAAGATGTAAGCGTTTTCTGGTGATTGGAGGACACCATTGATGAATACCAACAGGTTATAATCAATGTTCAAAGGTGATCCAGTTGCTGTCTCAATTGAAGTTGTAACTCCAGCAAGTGTGAGAGGGAACCTCTTTCTAGATCCATCGAACAAAGTGTCAAGTGGATCAAGAACTTGCAGAGAACCAATTGTCCAACCATTAAACGTGTCGTTGTAGATGCTTTCAACTGTCAGCTGGAATTCTTCATAAGTTTTAGTTGTGTCTGTTGGAATTCCAGTGGTTCCACCAATCTCAACAGTTAGAATTTCATCATCACCATAGTTATATCCTGTTTGAGCCAAACTAAAGTCAACAACACTGGAACCTTGACCGACAACAATGTCAACTTTCGCTTCTGTTCCAACTCCAGCAGTTGTGATGCCGCTGTAAATTAGAGGAATGTTATTATATGCCAGAGGTGCGTCAATTACAACTGTTGGTGGGTTAGTAGAGGTGTATCCAGTTCCAGGATTTGTGATTGCAATGCTCACGATGTGACCACCACTGATTGCGGCAGTTCCAATGAACTCAAGATTTACAACACCATTACTGTAAGTCTGAACACCAACATTAACAACGGTTTGGATTCCAGAACGATAACCAGAACCAGTTCTACCAATGGCAACAGATGAGATTGTTCCAGCGGTAGAAACAACTGCAGTTCCACCAGCAGCAACCAAAGGTTGGAAACCAAAACCTTGAGTTGAACCAACAGAAATAATTCTTCCTCTCAGCGGAATGTTGGTTTTATTTGGATCATAACCATCTTGGATTCCATTACCTTGGAACGTGATGGTAGTGATTCCACTTCCTTCAGACAGATTGTAAGCGTTAGTTACAGTTGAGGAACTTGGTTGTTGGAAAACACCATTGTAAAGAATGATTCCATTGTAAGTGGAATAACCAACTGTATTATTGGTACTAGATTGAAGTGTGAACTCACTTCTGATTCCAGTAAAGTCCTGTGTGATGTCATCAAAGACATAATTGTTTGTGTAAGTCTCATCAGAAGAATTGACAGGAGCAGTTCTGGTAAATGCTCTTCCTTGGAATGTGGAATGAGTTGTGATTCCAGTCCAATCTCTGTAATTTGGATTGCCAGTTGTTGTGCTCAGAGGAGTCTTACCTTCAGCAGGTCCAACAAAGTTGATTGTGCTTCCAGTAATGTTGTACTGACCAACAAACTTTTGAATTGTTGTTCCAACAACGTGTGGAACTGACAGAGAACCCAACTGACCTCTCAGAACCTGCAAGTCTGTTGGATTATTACCACCAAGACCAGTGACAATCATATATTCATCATCAATCTTAATAACATCATCTGGATAGAAAGAAGTAATTCCTGTTGTTTCCAGAGTTGGTCCAAGGATGACGTTTGCATCCAATCTTGAGAAGATTTGAGTCTCCGAGATTGGAGATTGGATCATATTATCAATAGCAATCAGAACTTTGGTGTTTTGTTTGGTTGATGTGATACTGTGAGATGTTCCAGCACCAACAGAATTAATTACCAGAACATCTGGATTCGCTTTCAATGCATTTTCGGCAGTTGATGCAAACTTCAGTTGATCAGCACCAACTTTAACAACATAAAGGTCCTGAGGAAGAAGATCTGTAGAACCAATTCCAGGAACGGTTGCTGTAACAATTCCAATTGGAGTTGTTTCATAACCATAGAAAACTTGCTCACCAGTTACAAAGTAGTGATTGTTAAGTCTGACTGTTTGTTTTGCAGTATCAACGATTGAGGAATCACTTCCATCAAATGATCTCTTAAAGATATCCAAACCACCAGACTTCAGACCAAAGTTGCTTCTTACATCAACTTTAGTTCCTGTATAACTCTGGAACAAACTGTTGATTTGTACAAGACCATTATCATAATTGGTTGCCTCACCATTATCATCGAAGATCTGGAGACCAATAGAGAAAGTGTTGACAACGGTATCAGCACTTGTGTTTGGTGTGACTTGAAGATCGATCTGGGTTCCAGTTCTGGCAATACCAATGGATTGAACTGGATTTCCACCTGTCTGAACATTTCCATATTCAATAATGTGTTCAGTGGTGCTATCGTTCAAGCAAACAAATTCAAGAACTTCATAATTGTTATTTGTGTTATCCTGAAGAGTAACAAAGAAGTAGTTGGCATCATATGGTGAATCATAAGAAGCAACTGTGGTTACTCCTGGAGTTGCACTTCCAGTGATTTCAACGTGGGTGGATGACAGAAGTGCTGTGTTGAGTGTTGTTGATCCAATTCCCGTTGCTGTCGCTGCAATGGCAACAGTGGAGGAATTCACAGTCATAGTTGTGTAACCAGAGTTTGGAGTAAACTCAAGATTGATGTTTCCACCAGAGATTGCAGCTGCAAATGTACCAATGCCAGTATAAAGAGCGTCAGTGACTGTGACCATATCACCGTACTGAGACAGATAAACATTGGTGTCATCGTGAACCAAATTGATTTCTTGTCCAGAAACCTCTCCAGTTTGATCTTCAGTTGAAACGAGGATCTTCGCACCTCTGTATGTGGATGCGATAGAAACAACTGTGGTTGCTACTCCTGGTGATGCTTCTGTAGTGGCACTGGAGACAAGAACAACATTTCCAAAAGTATCATTCTTTTCGACAACACTGTTATTAAAGATATTAAATGACAGTGTTGTGATGTCATAATTGTTATAAGCAAACTGTTCTGGATAGAAGTAAAGATCCCAACCAGTTGGTGTATCAATTACATCAAAAGTTCCCAACTCATTGTTAATTTCAATAGTTCCATATTCATTAATGTAGTTGTTAGGACCGTTTTGTACAACGTCAACAATAGAGAATTGTCTCTCATTTGTAAATGTTTTGTCTCTTACCAGAGTAAAGAACTTGCTATAGATTTCATTATTGGTGAATTCTCCAACAACAGCAAAGTTGGTAGTTCTTTCATTACTTTGGAATTGATCACTAATGTCATCAATTGGAAGAACTCTGTTTCCAACAGAATCAGCATAATCTTTGATGATTTTGTTATCAAATATAATTTCAGTGGATACAACTTGGTCATCAACCAATACTGTGTCTTCAGAAACAAGGTCCCAATCATATTCACATTGCAAACTTGCTTCACCAACAATATCAACAACTCTCTCAACATCAGCGTCAAATGTCTGGATGATTGCTCTGGAAGAATCTTCTTTGGAGATGATGTCCAGATCAGCGAACTTGGCAAAACCAGCAGTGTGATCCAGAGCACTTACAGGATCATTCCAGGTTGCATAGGGAATGGTGGAGTTCAGTGAATAGGAGAAGTTCTGATAATACTCATTGTTTGGCAGTTTCTGAAGATTGTCATTCAGGAAACCAGAGTTGGTTTGCCATCCATCATTAACTGTTGCACCAGCACCAGTCTTAATTTCGGAGTTGAAGTTTGCTTTGGTTTCAACCAAAGATTGTGTGTTTGAAGATTTACCAACAATCTTATCACCAACAACAAACTCATTAGGAGTTGAAATAATCAGTTGTTCAGTTGTTTTGTTCCATCTTACAACTGTGCCACTCTTATTATTGCTGATAACTTTCTCACCAACAAAATAATCATTGGTTTGGAGAACAGGTGAGTAAGTCGCGAGATCCTGGGTGTTGATGATTCTTCCATAAGAGTTATTGTCATCAATGTTTCCAGGGATGTCTCCATCTGGAATGATGTTGACCAGACTGTATTCAACATAAGGTTTGATAGAGTCCAGTTTCTTATCAAAGTCAGTAACTTCGAAGAAAGTGTAATCATAATCAGCAGAGTTGTAACCTGTGCCAGTGCTTCCAACACCAACACTGAGATTTTCAACCAGAACTTTGGAACCAATGGGGAAATTAAACTGACTTGATTCTGCTGTTGTGAAGTTTCTGTCAATGTATGCTCTTACAACCTTTGTTGTGTTGTCATAAGAAACAGAAGCAATTCCAAGTCCATTGGAATTGTTGACTGGAATAACTCTTGGTGGAACATTATACATTCCAGTGGAGTTGTCAATTACATTGACCTGTTGGTCTCCCAGTTCATAATTGAGATCCAATCCAGTAACAACCTTATTGGTGAAACCATCCAGAACAACCAGATCAGGTGCTCTCAAATAATTTCTTCCTTGTGAAGCAATTCCAATGCTGCTGAAGGAAGCAAGTGACTCAACCTTTAGAACCTCAGGAAGATTGGCAACGGGTCTGACTGTGGAGTCTGATGGATAATCAAATCCAATGTCATTAAACTTGGTTGCAAGAATCTTACCAATGTTGGTGCTTTCTGGTCTTACAATAGCACCCGTTCCAGTTGCACTTCTTACAGAGTTGATTCCTGGAAGAACCTTATAACCAACACCAGGTCCATCAATCTTGAACTTAGAAATGCTACCAGTTACATTCTGAGAAGTGGTTTCATAAGTTGGAACAGAGTTGTTGTAAGTGTATTCATTGACCAGAGGAACTGTTGGAATGTTGTAAGAGAAGGTGGTGCTTCCAATTCCTGTGATAACTTGTGAACCATCATAAGGAGTCAGAACAACATTGATTTGGTTGTTGTTTGGTGCGTCAGAATCAGTTGAAATCTCTTTCTTGATTTCTGTGATAATTGTCTCATTATCAATATTGAATCTGTAGAACAACTGATTAGGAATATCATCAGTAAATTCCAATTGCAGATAAGCATCAGAATCAATGCCTGGTCTTCCATTTCTAATAACTTGGAAACTCTCGGCATCTGCAGTCTTAACAAACTCATATCTGTCAGTCGAATCTGTGTAGAGATCCATCACATAAGCAGAATATGTAATTCCATTGACAACAAATGAGAGTGAAGAATCCGAAAGATCAAATCTCAGTGTGGTGTTCTTACTGACATCAACTGATGGGTTAATCTTGGAAAGTGTTCCAGCAGAAGCACTTGAAAGATTAACAAACTTAGGATCTTGTGAGGATAGTTCAAACTTATTAACAACCAGTCTGATCTTATTCTGTTCAAAAGGAATCACATAATACATTCCTTCATCGACCAATCCACCAGAAGGTGAGGTTGCTGTGTGAATTACTTTGTCGCCAAACTTGAATGGGTTGTTGTTAAATGTGATTGTGTCAAAGATTGTGTCAACATCACCAGCAACGAAATCCGTTGGATCAAAAACAATTCTTCTGTTGTAATCATCATACTTGACAGTTACAGTTGTGATTCCTGTTGGTTTGACTGTCACAAAGACAATATCATTTTTCTGAAGTGTGTGAGTGTTAGCAACAGAAACAGTAACAATGTTTTTGGAGATCAAACCTGACATTACCTTTGTGAGATCCGTCACAAAACTGTGAGTGTCACCAGTTCCAACATTGGTAAAGTAAACCAATCCAGTGTCAGTTCCAACTCCAGCATAACCACCAGTGGAGTTCAGACCAACTTTGTTAGTTCCAATTCCAATAAAGTTCTCATTGAAAGGAACAGCATAAAGTGGTGAGAATTCACTCAGGCTTGTGTAAGCAGTTCCAGCAGTTCCATTCCAGATTTGGATGGGATTGCCACCATTGGTCTTGTAAACAATCTTGTCATTGATTCTCAGATTGTGACCAGGGAAATAAAGTTGTTGTGGTTGGATAAAGATGTTTGTTCTTCCAACACCAGGATCACTGAATGTGATTGTGGACCCAAGTCCAGTTCCCGTGACAGTTCCAATGGCAACTGCTTCAGCAGGATTGAAGTAAAGTTCTTTGTTGACAGGGAATGAGAAGTCTGTTTTGATTGCACCAACATTGATGCTGAACTTTCTGGGATCCTCATAGAGAACTCCACCACTGGTGTAAGCATAACCAGCAGCAGTGGTTCCTTCTTCTTCACGACGAACTCTTAGTCTTCCAGTTCTAGCATCAATGTTCAGAACTCTAACTTTCTCAGATTCAATTGTCAGAATGTCATTCTCTCTGACGTGTGAGTTATCAAATGCACCAGAGACATAGAAGTAAGTAACAATTCCAGTAACACCTGTGGTTTGGACTCCCAGTGTAAGAACAAAGTTATCACTTCTAACTCCAACGGGATAACTTCCACCGAATCCATCATAATAAGTCGAGACACCACTGATAGTTACAATGTCATCATTCAGGAAATTGTGTGGTGCAGTTGTGAATCCAATAAACCTGTTTTTGGCAACTTTATCTCTTGTAAACTCAACTCCAGTGAAAGATGTTGAGGCAAGACTAATGGTATTGATTCTGTCCCCAAGAACTCTTTCAACTCTTACATCAGCAAGTCTGCCACTCGAACCTGCGTTGTTGAAATCAATCTTATCACCAACTTTATATCCCTGACCACCAGTTACAATTCCAATGTTCTCAATCGTTCCAGCGGAAGTTGCAACGATTTCGGTAAGTTGTTTGGTAACCTTACTTGAGTCAAAGAGATAATTGTAATTGCTTCTCACACTGTTGGTGTGATAAGAAGTAGTTTCTCTAAACCAATCATCAGTCGTAACATCAAAATCAGTTTGATTGGATACTGACTTGAAGTTGAATTCAATTGGCTTGGAGTGGAAGTTGTTACCAATCAGATAGGGGAACTGTGGTCTTCTGTAGTTCTCAAAGGGACCATCAGAGTCAATGTTTCCATTAATGGTTGCAAAGTAAGCATAGACACCTTTGGGGAAGTCAGGTGTTACACAGAAACGACCGTTGTGCTCATCCAGGTCTCCATTGCCAGTATAAACATAATCTTCAACAAAGAATCCATTTGGCCAAACTGAGAATGGTGGTTCGTTTCCAACAGATGCGGTTGACCCCAACTGATAACCAGAAACCATTCTTCTAACTTCACCACTACCATCAGCACTAGAAAATCCATAAGGTCCATAGATTGGATTTCCATCATATGCCCAGCCAATAATTGGTGAGTGGAAAATACTATCAACCTCATTATTGCCACTGATTGCCAAGTCAGCAACACCATAGACAGTGTTGTCAACATTGTTACCACTGATTCCATAAACAGACTCCCTCAGAGGACGAGGGGCATACATGTGTGAATACTGAAGTGTGGAATTGTCAATGTTTTGTGTGACAAAACCATCATCAGCCTCAATGTTATTAAATCTTTCTGCAAACAAATTGATTGTCCAGTTTCTGATGTCAGCATTTGCTCTTGCCTGAGAACCAGCAGGTGTTACAGTAATAAAGGTATCAGAGGCGGAATAACCAGCGCCACCCTTCACAACCTTGACACTTATCAGTTTTCCATCTCCAATAATTGGAGTCAGAACAGCAAAGTTTCCAGAACCACTGATCGTGAGGTTTGGTGGTGTGTTGTATTCTTCTCCACCATTGTTTACAACAACCTCAACAATTTTACCGTTGTTAATTACAGGAGTAACAGAAGCAAACCTACCACTTCTGAATGTAACTGTTGGTTGTCTATCAAAGTTGATGACCTCAGAAGAACCATAACCAACACCACTGTTGGAAACATCAAACCCACTGATAGGTCCTCTGAACAATGGTTGAACAACAGCATTGAAGTCTTGTCCAGTTCTGGTAGAAACACCTGTTACACCATCAACAGTAACAGTGATTGGTTTGTAGTTGAATGAACCACTTCCCTCAGAAAGAAGGTTCACATAAAGGTTGTTATCATAGAAGTAATCAACAGCAGTTGCACCAACACCAACCTCAGTCAGTGAGAATGTGTCATCGTTAACTTTGACAACATAATAATCTCTAATGCTTGAAAGACCAAGAACATCAGATCCAGCATATCTGACAATTTCTTTGGATTCAAATCCGTGATCAGGAATATTGAACTGGTTCAGAGCAGTGTTAACACCAACTGTTGCTGGAATGCTCTTTTGGTTGTTTTCGTAACCACTTCCAGGATTGGAAACAACGATGTCAGAAACAATTCTCTTCAGATTCAGTGATCTGAAGTTGTGTGTACCTGCACCATAAGAAGTCAATGAAACTGTGTTGACTCCACTGATTGCATCGCTTTCTGTGGTATAAAGTTTGATCGTGGATGCATCAACAACGCCAACATTGTACTGTGCATTGGTTGTGATTCCACCAACAGAAGTTGTTCCATTGGTTTCATAAACAACTCTCTCATTATCTCTGAACTTGTGGAAAGTTGCAAAACCAATTGTGTTGTTGGTAAGGTTTACATCAGTAGAGTTGATGTCAGCAATAAAAGAAACTTCATGTGGAATAGAGGTCATGTTAACCTTTGCCACAGCACCAGACCCATTGCCACCAAGAATGGTGATAGTGGGTGTTCCCTGATAATCAAAACCAGGATCAACAATCTGAACTGATTGAAGAGAACCTACAACAGAAGCAGTTGCTGTTGCACCAACACCAATACTATCTTCAATATGAACAAGAGGTGGATTGATTACGTCATAACCAGATCCGCCACTTGATGCCTTCAGAGATTGGATCTCACCATATCTAATAGTGTCTCTGGACTTATAGTTGATGATCTCAACACCATTGACCAGAATTCCTGTATGACCAAACTCTGTTCCATATGCAAGATGATCAGAGTCCTCAATTACAGGTTCTACAAACTCTCTGTAAATTGATTGAGGTCTGATGGTTTTGCCATAGAAGTCATAAAGACCGATGGTGTTATTTGTAACATCACCATTCAGAAGAACCAGTTTGTTAGCATAAAGATCTGATCTACTCTTTGCCAAACTGATAGTATTGAGATCCACTCTCTTGACATAAAGTGGACCAGCATCCACACCAGAAAACTTACTTTCTGTTTCAGTTACAACAGTGATGCCATCAGGTGTGGTTGTTGTGGTTTTTGTGATTCCTGGTTGATAATATACTGCTTGACCAGTGTAGAAACCGTGATTAGAAATCAGAATGTTATAATCGTTGTTGAATGAACCACTGAAGGTTTTACTTCTAGGATATGGATTAGTCTCTTTGTTTACATATCTTGCGATGGAGTTGGAAGCAACTAACAGATCACCATTGAACTTTGAATAAGTGTTCTGAACATTAGCAAAGAAATCATTCAGTTGTGGGTAAAGAGCACTTCTTCCTTTGAGGATTTGGTTCTCAATAGTGTAAGAAAGTGAAGTGTTAACCGCAGAAACGGTTCTCACAATCACAGAGGTTGCAGAGGTTGTTCTGAGAACATTTGCCTGAAGTGCAACACCAGTGATTGTACTGACCAGATTTAGAACATAACCAGGTTTAAACTCCTGAGGATCAAATGTTGTGATCTCATAGGAATTAGAAGATGAGTCAATCAAAGTGATGGAAGAAACATCCCAACTGGTTTTGTTATTGTAGAACCAGTTCTTTGCAGACTCATAAGATGACTCATAACCCAATGATTGGATGTTGATGATGTCACCCTGACGATAACCATAAGTGTTCTCATCAGTTTGGAAATCTCTCAGAGAAGCAGCAATTCTAACTCTGATCTGATTAGAAGTATTGATGCCAACATAAGCATATGAATAATCATCAAATCTAATGTCAGTCTTTTCGTTGATAACATAATCAACACTGGTAACATTCAGAAGTTGTGTATTTGTTTTTCCACTGTAAGACAGATTAATGATGTTGTCATCCACGTCAGTGGTAACAAGATCTCCAGACTCAGGGAAATCAACAGTTGAATCAACATCCAGAATAGTTGCACCAACAGCAACTGTATTCAAAAGTTTGGTCTTTGGATTTACCTTGAACTCACCAAAGATGGTACCCTGAACATCAATGTCTCTGTCGTATCCAGTGTCAATACTGATCTGATAATATTGTCCCTGATCATAATCAATGGGAACAACATTCGTTACAGAACCTCTTGCTTCTGTGGACTTTTGGAAGATGGTGAGGTTTTGGAGATCAAGTGGGTTACCTTGAATTCTTTCGACAATGAAATCTGAGGTAACTTGCCAATCTGCATTAGAAGGGCGGAGAAGAAACTCACTTGGACGAATGATATCAACGTTGACGCCATAAAGTGCTTGGAACAGAATCTTGAATGACTCGTCTGTTCCTTTTGAGTTATAAAAACTATCCAGACCAAAGACAAAGTTTCTTTGGTCCAATCCAGAATAAAGTGTTCTCTCTGTAAATCCTGGAGCAAACTGATACTTCAGTTTCTTAAAGAACTCCTGAAGAAACAGAATGTTCAGATTGTAGATTGTAGCACCAGCAGTGTGGGTATCTGCCTCTGTTTCTTGAAATACTAGCTGGTCAGGGGTATTTGACCCAGTGTAACTTGTAACCCCACTGAAACCCCTTGTACACCCCTCAAAAGTTGAATCTGTCTTGTACTCATAAGCAATGATCTCATTATCAATTTTGATCAGACCATTAGTTTCAGGAAATCCATAAGTAAAGTTACCAGAAACATCAGCAGTGATGGTTCTGTTTGTGTAAGAAATATTACTAGCAAGTACCGTCTCAGTTGTGAGTTGAAACAACTCATCAACCTTTACATATTGATCCAGATTTTGAATCAGATCATATGTTGCTCCCTCAAATTCTTGAGAGAGATAATATTGTTGTAAGAACTCAGCAAGCAGTGGAAAATCTTCCCTAACATATGTGGGAAGTTGA